TTAGCAGATAGCTGCAAATCCACGCGCAACTCCAACCGAAACTAAGCCAAACACAAAACACCACCACTGTATGTGATGCTTCATTTCATGCGGTTTACCTAACTTAGAAATGACGTCGTTATACTTCTCTTTCCATCCTTCAACTTTGGAAAGGGCCTCACCTATTGGCATATTGCTATCAGTTTCGGAAATGCGCACTTCTAGCACACCCTTATACTCCGCCAACTTAAGTTCCCGTGATAATGATTCATAGTTCTGCTTTCGTTCCTTCGCATGAACAATACTTGCCACCCAATAAAGCTTTGAAAGTCCCGCTATTCCAGAGGTCGCCAGGAGCGCCCAAGCAACAAGCTCAAGAGTGACGCTAAACTTCGGGCTGGTAGAAAAGCTGGCGGTCTGAATCGTGGCTCCAAGCAACGTGAATACCAATGCCAAAAAATAGAACTCAACTTTTTCGAGAACTTCTTGAGAAGTAGACTCGGCCACGACAACTCCTTTATCTGCTAACAGTGTATTAGGCCGAATACACGCTATTGGTGATCGGCCGCATAGGCATATCACTGATGCGGCGCGCGAAAAATCACGCGGCCGACAAAGATAACTGCTCGCCCCAGAAATTACACCAGACGAAACGAATTTGCGCCTTACAAATTGACTGGGATCGCCGGGTGCTGGCGACCGGCACCGTGTTCCAGCACGGTGCCGGTCGCCTCCTCTTCTATCTACTCGACCAGCTCGAACCGCACCTGCACCACATCCAACACGGTGGCGGGGTCGGTGTCGTAGAGGGTGGCTGTCATCGTGCGCTACGCCTCTCCTTGTCGTCATTTTGTCAATCTCCACCGGAACGGAACAACCATCACGCCGGGCGGACCCGCGCGGCGCAGAGCTGTATTATCCACCCGCAGATAGTCGTCGTGCAGCAACTCGTTGGACGACACGCCCTGGGCATGCATTTCGGCGAGCTGCCAGGTAATGTCCGCCACCGGGTCGAGCAGGACGACGGTTTTACCATCAAGTCCGTTGCGGAGGAACGGGTGCGGAATCAGCGGCATGTCGGCCTGCTTGATCGTCTGAGTGATTTCGACCTGCTCGCGGCCGACGACGTGGCTGTGAGGCACATGGTCCTGCGTCACCTCATCCCACAGCCACTCCGTCTCGCGCACGTCCTGCCAGCGCCAACCCCGACCATCGGCATCGTAGTAATCGGCGCGGATATCGGTGGGCCCGTTGTTGTGCCACGGCGCCTCGGGCGCGGAATAGACTGACTCGATCATCCCGGATGCATCGAGCACCGCAAACACGAACTGACCGATTGCGCCGTCGCCCAGGTCGTACGGAGGCGAGGCTTGAACGTAGTACTGTCTCGCCGAGACGGTGGCGCCAGATTGCGCGGTTAGAGCAATATTCGTTTCATAAGCGCTGTTCGATAGCGCAGCGGCTATCGTAGCATCCATTACACCAGAAACAGATTCCTCATTTAATTGAGGGTAAAAACCGAATCCACCACCCGGCAGGATGAGGTTTATAGGCGTGGTATTTATCGTAGATACCGTTCCATCCGCAGTTTTGAGCTGCGATTGGCCAACCGCGCCGGCTGTAATATTCGACTGCCCAACACCGCCGGGCTGAATCGTCGTGGCATTGATCGGTGGGAAATCAGGCACCATGATCCCATCGAAATAAATAGTGCCGACACTCGTCCCCCGTGGCAGGCACGCCGCCGGTCAGCCGCAGCTTGGCCAACCGCGCACTGGAGGGAGCCACCACACGCGCCAATTGCTCGGTGAACTTTACATCGGTGACAGCGGCCGAGCTCCATATCGTACCGATACTGAGCTGAGCTTCATTGTGGTCGTACCAAATCACCTCCGCCTTTGCGGATACGCCTCCCACCGATGCCAGACACCAGAGGCTAATTAAATAGTTGCCACCGCCGCCAACATCGAAAAAATTTGCGCTCTCGTAATAGCCGCCACCATTGGCCAGCACGGTGCTGGTAATTCCAACGCAGGCGCGGCCGTGGGCCTGAGTGGATGTGACGATAGCGGCCGAGCCGCCGGTGTAGGCGGTGAACGTCCAGCCCGCGGGTATCCCGCCGCCGCCGTCACGCTCGAAGCTGCCGTTTTTGACCAAGTTCGGCAGCACCTCGATGGGGGCGGAATTTATGCCATCGTGGTCATGGTTCTGGACGGCGCCGGCGAGGTAGGACGCACCGAGCCATTCCGCGAGAAATGTGAGATTGTCCCACTCGTTGTTCTTCAGGCCAGTGGTGATCGGTTTGCCAGGGTCCAGGCGCGATGCGTCCTTGGCGGTCCAGGTAACAGAGATTGCGGTCACAGCTTAACCTCCAGCATTTCCCGAGAAACGGGGTGGGCGCAGCTGACGCGAAAGCGGTCGATGAACGGCAGGGACGCGATCTTGCCCATGTCGCCGGCCTTGCCGATGGCATACAGCCCGCAGAAGTGCTCGCAGGCCAGGCAGGCAGTGATCACCCGTTCATTGTCCCAGCGCCCGCCGCGCGGGCACGGCACGAACACGTTGTCCGGGATATCGATGTCTTCGATGGTTCTGGTTTCGGTCATGGTTGCCTCAGATGATCAGGTAGCCGTTTTTGCTGTCACTCATCAGACCGTCGTTGTCGCTGATGTGTGCATAGTCGCTGTCGGTCGGGTAATCCGGCGTGCCGTCCGGTGCAATGAATGCGTGCCGCTTGGCGAACGTCGTGGTGCGCCCCTCGATGGCGATGTCGCGGCCGCGGTCGGTCAGCTTGGTGACCAGGATGCGCACCTTTTTCGGCTGGCCGGACACGTCAACGATGGCCGGCGTGGTGATATCCACCTGATCGCCGGCCTGGAATGTGTAGTCCTTCGGGTCGATGCGCGCCACCACCAGGGCCGGCGCGTCGCGCCGGTAATCCACTTTTCGCGACGCCAGATTGCGAGCGGCCTGCGTGTTGCCGGCGCCGAACCAGCGCGAATACACTACCTCGGTGCGCTCGCCGTCGTATTCGTTCGGTCCTTCGGCCGCGGCGTCGATGTAGATCGCCCCGCCGATATAGTTCTTCGCCTCGTCGCGGTTGGCAGTGGCGTTGCGCAGGTTGTAATTGACGGCCGTCGCGGTGAGGCGCAGCTCGTCCAGCGTGCGCACGTCGAGGGAGCCGTCGATGATGCTGGCCTCGGCGGTGAGGTGGGGCGGCGCGCCGGCACCCTGCGGCACGATGACGCGGAAGTGCAGCTTCTGGTGCGCGGGCGACCACCACATCGCGGCGCCGGCCTCAAGCGCCAGCTCTTTGAGGTACTTGCTCACGCTCTCCGGCGTGTGCAGCGGCACGGTGACGCGGTAATCGGCGCCGAGCCAGGTACTGTCCTGGTCGGCGAACATCACCGTATCGATATAGCCGGAATCGAGGCCGGCCTCGTTGACCAGGTCGATGATCACGTCGGTGTACGCCTGGTCGACGTACACCTTGCACAACTGCACCGCCTCATCGGCCTTGTGCGTCTGCAACGGAGTGGAGAACTGCACGCGGTCGGCACTGGTGTCCCACTTCAGCGTGTCATCGTCGCGGCCGGTGATGCGCACCAGCTCCTCGCCGAGCCGCACCCACGCCGGATAGCCATAGCGGTCATACTGCGCGCCCTGGCCGACGCCCAGCGCCGCTTGCAGGTGATGCACCGAGTAGATGGTCGTTGCGTCGGGCGCAACGGAGAACGCCGGACTGACGGNCGACNGTGCGCGACGGGCCGTCGTACGCGGAGATCACTCGCTCCTGGCCGGCGCCTGCCTGATCATCCAGCCGCACCGCCATGCCCACGTAGTAGTCGTTGACGGCCGACGCCTCCGTGCGCAGCACAATGGTGTTTCCGCTGCCGCCCTGGGCCGTACCGCGGTCGGCATAGTCTGGCAGCTCCACCGCCAGCTTGCCGTCCGTGGGGCGCGGCACCTTGACCGTGTCGGCGAGCTTGAGCGGGTCTTTGAGCACGACGGAGACCTTGCCGCCGGCATCCGGCCCGGTGATCGTGTCGATAATGTAGGTCTCGGCCTGGAACGTATCCCAATCCCAGGGCCGCACCGCGAAGCCGCGGCGCAGGCGTGCGATGCGCCCAGCGTAGTTTTTGTTGCGCGCCAACAGGCGGCGCCAGAACGTCCCCGGAGTAGCGCTGATGCGGGTTACTACAGCGTTAAAGGAATACAGCCGTAACGTGTCAGAACTCCCATCGATATATGCAATATGCTCTGGTGTCAAACTCGCCAGACACCCTGCATTTGCAGTCCCAACACTAATGGGATCTGTTATCTGAGTAAAATCCTGGCCATCGAATGAATAGGCCCGAATTGTCGCGCTAGCAACATCCGCCACCACGACCATTGATGAGCTGATCGCCGTCACCGTGGCTCCATTATTTACCGTGACGGTGCCTATCGCGAGCGATTGTCCTATTTCCGCCACAGACGAAGTGCCGCTGTCCCAACGATACGCCCGTAAATATAAAACGGTACCGACAGGCACGGCGGCTACCACTGTGGTGGCATCTAGAACGGTCAGGCTGACTCTGGTTGCGTCTCCAGTGATAACCAACGGATCACCAACAGTCACGAATGAACCGCCGGTCCATTGATGCATTTGCAAAATCTTTGTATATGACGAGTCCATCCGGCACCACAGGACCAGGTTTTCAGATAGCCCCGCCACGGAGCAGGTTGTTAACGTAGCTGACTGAATAGTCGTGGTGCCAACCAATGTCANNGNNTTGTCAGGATTTATAATGTATCGACGAAGTTTATGATTTCCCTCCGTTGTCAGCGATGAACAAACGACAAATGCTGCATCGCCCATTTTTGCGAGCGCGGCATAGTCTGCTATCAATGGTAATTCCGAGAGCAGATCCCATGACGTTTGGTTCAATCTATACAGCTGCAGTTTGTCGTGGGTATTAGCTGCATCGAACAGAACTATATCTGTGTCGCTAATCGCTGCAATTTTTGGTGCCGTGATACTGCCGGATATTAATCGAGTAGGCTCTGGCACCGGGGACATGTTGTAGGCAATGTCTCCGGCCGATAACTGCCGCGTCACAATATACGGGTCTTGCTCTCTGTCGCTATCGGTTTCGTCAGCCAGGCGCACCGTGACCTTGGCGCTGCGCGCCAGGCCGCCCTCCAGGTCGATAATGGTGGGCGCCACATCGGCCTGGCCGATGATGTACGGCCGCAGGCCCTCGCCGGCAGGGATCGGCGCGCCGCGGCTGATGAAACGATAGGCGTGGACGTCCTTGTCGTAGGCCGCCTTGGCTTGACAGGTCTGATAGGTGTTGTAGCACTCGGTGCCGACCGCCCCTGTCGCCGTGCAGGGCGCAACGCCGTATGTGAGCGTACAGCGATCGAGGTCCAGCTCCAGCACCTCGACATACTGACGGTCGTGCGCCTGGCGCGCGATTTCCCGCGCGCTCACGAGTGCACCCCTGTCACCTCGAACGACAGATCGCAGTACTGGCCACCGCGGTGCGGCGCCTTGAACTCGCCGCTGCTGGAGACCAGATACAACTCGTCGGCGTGCTCGGCCGGATCCCAGGCGAACACGAACGGTGTGGAGCGCAGATGCGACAGCCATGCCGGCAGGAACGTCTCTCGCACCCAGCTCTGTTCGACGTTTCGCTGCTGTATGGTCTCCGACCATTCCTCGAACTCGAACACACGGCCGAGCGGGTGACCCTGCATCGATCGGTTGCTGGTGCCGTGCATCTTGCGCGCCAGCGGGTCGAATCCGGTGGGCAGGTGGCGCGGCAGTTCGATGGCGGTTCCGGCTGCAGCAATGGCCAGTGATGGCGCCGTGGCGCCCGTTATCCGCAGGCGCCTATAGCGATACAGCGAACTGGCGAACTGCATCAGGAACGGCAGATCGTCGGCAGGACTGGTGCTGGCGATCAGGTCATCGGATGCGGCGAAATTATCGGTGGACCCGCGCAGTTCCAGGGTTGCTCCGTGAGTTCCCATATTGTGGCCATAGACAACCAGATAATCGGCTGCTGCCGGCGCACCGCTGTCCACAGTAACCGTCGCCGGCAGCGCCTCGGGTTGCCACCAGGTGTAGGGCCGCCAATCAGCCAGATTAGCCACGCTATAGCCAACTGCAGTCGAGCTGGCCACAGGCAGGGCATCGGCGAATCGGTTGTCAAAAAGCAACTTAGGGCGACCAAACATATCAGCCTCGCGCGATCACGAACTCGACGCCGTCTCCGGCCGCCTCGTTCAGCATCGGGAACAGCCGATCACGTATCCACGAGGTGGAGACCATGCCGCCGTCGTCGGCGATGGACACCGTACACCGAGCGCGGCGTCTGCTGCTTGGCCGCAGTGACGGTCCTCTGGCTGCGCTGGCAGAGGCACGCCTGTATCCGGGCTAACCGGAACAGTTGGCGTTGCCCCGCCGGGAATTGTTCCGCCACCAGATCTGGAGCCGAACTGTTGCGATTTTATGGCCTGAACACGCGCCATGCCAGCGACAGTAGCCGCTACAGCAGCGGCCGCACCCATTGCAGGCCCAACGATAGGAATATGCGCAAATGCCGCATATGCGCCCTGTGCCGCTTTATAGGTCTGGATTACCGTTTCGGTAATCGCTGCCGCCTTGCCCGCCTCGAACATTTGCCTATTGCCGCTCTGCATGAGGGCGGCCATATGCCCCATCCAGGCCTGCGCTCCGCTCAGATCCAGACTTCTATAAACAGCGTTCAGGCCATATCGCTGTTTCAACGCATCGTCCTCGATCTGTGTCCGTCGCTTTTGATATTCCGTTTCCAGATGAAGCTTGCGTTCATCATAGGACTGTTCGTTGAGCAGGCTCTCCTGCCGCAGCTCTTCCAGCAGCATTTCCTGCTCCAGGTGCCACGCCTCGACGCGCTCCAGCTCACCCAATTTGGCCTCGTCGAATGCCGCCAGCTTCTGCATCAGATCCGCGTGATACTGCTCTGTTTCCCGCCCGGTCTCTTTTCCATGCGCACAGCCGCATACTGCTCGGCCAGCGCCGCCCGCTGCTGCTCGTAGGCGTCCTCGGTGAGTAGTTTTTCTGCCAGCGCTTCCTGGAGCGTGGCCTGATCGGTGGCGTATTTCTCAGCGAGAAGCTGCTGCTCGTTGAGCAGTGACAGGCGTAAATCCTCCAGACGCTGCTCAAGTTCCTGGCGACGCTTCTCCGCTTCCTTGGCGGCCGCATCGGTATCTTCTCGCACTACGATGGTTCCGCTGCCACGTGGCTCGCCGGCGACGGCGTCAGCCGCCTCCTTGGCCTTCCACAGGTTGGCCACACGCTCCAGCGCCTCGCGATCCATCTCCGCCAGATCCGAATTGAGGCTCACCATGATCGCTTTGGCGGACCCGAAGTTTCCCTGCGCAACTTCCGTCGCAGCGGCCGCCACGGCGCCAATCGTGGTACCGACTTTGCCCAGGACAGTGGCAACACCGATGCCAACGCTGACCACGCCCTTCAGCGTCACCGACAGCACCGCCGCCGCGCCCTCGAATAGCTGTGCTTTCTTGGCGCTCTCGATCAGCGCGCCGGTTACATCGGCCAGTGGCCCCATCAACTCGGCGGCCATCACGTTGCCGGCGCCGGAGATGGACTTGGTCAAGCGGGTGAGATTGTCATTGAATCGCTCGGCGTCGCGGGCGGCCTCCTCGGAGATCACCTGGCCGAATTCGCGTGCCTCTTCCATCGCGGCACGGATGGCCGGTGCGCCGCCCTTCATGACATTGACCATGCCAGCGCCGGCCTCGCCGAAGATGCGCATGGACATGGCCGTAGCCTGCCCCTTGTTTTCCAGGCCATCCATCGCATCGGCAATTGCCAGTACGGCGGCCTCTGGCCCCATCTCTGCCAGGGTCTTGGCGTCAAGATTCAGCGCCTTCAGAGCGCCTTGCGCCTCGCCGGTCCCGTTGGCCGCATCGGTGAGATTCTTGACCATCGAGCGCAGGGCAACGTTTAGCTGCTCTGTACCGACGCCACCCAGCTCGGCGGCGTAGCGCAGCGCAGTCAGCTGTTCAACGGTCATGCCGAGCCGGTCGGCCGTCTTCACCGCCTCGTCCGCCACCTTGGCGGAGTGCATCACCATTGCAGCGGCCGCAGTGGCCATCGCCACCGCTGCACCGGCCGCCATCTTGCCGTACTTGCCCCAGGCGCCGCCGGCACGCTCGCCCTCACGCTCGGCCTTGTCGCCGAAACGTTCGAGCACGACGGAGCCGTCGTCCTGGACCTTCAGGACGACGGCCACCTCGCCGTTATTGCCTACCGCTATCGCCATGTTGCTCTTTGATTCGCTCGCGTATGAGTTGCGCCGCCTTGCCCACCTGGTCGCGCACGATCTCTATCGCGTCGACCCAATACCGCGGCTGCTCGGTCCAGCCCACAGCGCGCGGCATGATGGATTTTTTGTAGAACGTGTACGCGGTGATGAAATCCTCGTACTCCGGCACCAGCAGCACCGGACACACCACGTCCGGCTCGATGTCGTCACGCCAGTGGATCGGTTCTGCCTCGCGGCACTCGGACGGGAACACACCGAGTCGTGGACACTGTTCGCACGCGCCGCCCAGTGCCCATGCACGGGCGGCGCGTCTCAGTTTTTTGCGTCGGCCGCCGACAGTCGCGTGATGCGGATCACCTCCGCGCCCAGCTCGCGCACCTGGTCGGCCGAGAGCATGCGCAACACGTCGGCCGCAGCGGCATCGATGGCGGCGCCGTCCAGGTCCACCAGGTTGCGCACGCCGGTGAGGCCGAAGCCGGCTGCCCGCGCCATCTGCGCGGTGAGCTTGCCCATGAACTCCCGATCAGCCGGCGCAATCTCGTTGATGCGCGCCAGCTCCTCGACGGAGAGGCCGCGCCGCTCGGACTCGGCATGCAGGCGGATGGCGTTGATCTGGAGCGACTGCTCAGGCGTCAGCGGAGAGAGCGCCTTGATCTGTTCGTCCTCCTCCCAGCTCAGCGGGCGCAGATCGAACACGGTCGGCTGCGCCGACTCGCGGTCGGCCTCCAGGATGAACTCGAAAACCTTGCCGGGGCGGTGAACACGGATAGCCATTTTAGAGCACGCTCGTCCAGGTGATGGTGTATTGATCGTCGCCGGTGGTCTCCTTGAGGGAGAACTTCTTTTGGCGCGTGATGCGGCCGGCGCGGTCGCCGGCAGACACTTCGGTCGGGACGCACTTCGGCGCGCTGAACACCAGCGTCTCGCCGAGCGAATTGGTGAACGTCGCCACGATGGCGATAGACGCCGCATTGGTCAGCGCGTTCCAGTCGGCGGCGGTGGCCACCGCGCGCGGGTCGATGGCGATGGTCGGATTGCGGTTCGCCACCTCGAAGAAGTGCGCGCCGGTCTCGTAGGCCTCCTGCACCTCGACGCCGGGGTCGAAGGTGAACGAGCCGATCTTCACTGCCGCGCCGCCTTCGGTGACGGCGCACAGCGTGGCGGTCATGCGGAAAATCTCCTCGTCCGGCATCGTCACCGCCGGCACCGCGACGACAGTGGGCACGGCATAAGGCGCCTGGATGCTGGCCTTGGCCATCAGCACCGCCATGCTCGCCTCGAACGACAGCGAGTTGGCGCAGCCGAGCAGCTTGTACAGCAGGCCGTCCTCGTAGGCATACGCCGAGAACGACGCCAGCTCGGCCGGATTGCTGGTGGGCTTGTACTGTGCGCTGCGCGGCGTGGCCGCGCCGTCGCCGCTGGTGGTGACCTTGTGGCCCGAGCCGAGCAGCAGCGGATGCAGGTCCGGCACCAGGCGCGCGGTGGCGCCCTGGCCGAGGCCGCGCACGCGGGAGGTGATCTCCGTTTGCAGCGCCTGCTTGAGGGTGATGGAGTCGCCGGGGCCGAACGTGCCCTTCAGGTCGCCGTCGCCGGCATCCTGCTCGGTGGGAACGGCGACGTTGAGATCGCCGTTGGGAATGATCAGGTCATCGACCACGGTGGGTACGGCGTCGACGCCCTTGGTCCCTTCGACTTTCGCGGTAAACACCTTGCGGCGAGTGAGCATGTCAGGCATATCAAATGTCCTCGGTGGTTTCGGTCAACAGCGACAGCGTTGCGCGATGACACAACACGCCGCCGAACATCACCGGCTCGATGCGCTCCACCTGGAGGCCCATCGCGCCGCGGGATTGATTCAAGTCTTTGGTAGCCAGCACCAGCCCGCCCAGGGTCGGATCGGCGCGGAAGGCCCCCGCTACCAACTCCACCAGGTCATCGAACAGCANGNCGGTTTGGCTGGCGTCGTCCAGGGCCCCATGAATCCGTACAGGCGCCAGGTGTGCAGACGGCGCACCTCGCCGATGTCCAGCTCCTGCTCGCTGGTGCGCTCGCGGTAGAACACCCAGCCCAAGCAGCCGGCCGCTGCCGGCGTCCAGGAACAGCTCGCGCATCTCCTTCTCGCGTGTGGCGTAGCGCTCGTATTCATGCACCTGGCCGACGCCGGCAACACCCTGCAGGGTGGCTTTGATGGCCGCGCGGATTTGCGCCAGCGTGGCCATCAGTGGGCCTCCCCGAGGCGCGCAAACATCCTGTCGATGGCGCGGCCGAGAATATCCAGCACCTGGCGCGACGTATCGGACAGCCCGCGCTCGAACATGTGGTGGCCGGTGGTGCCCTTGCTGGCGATCTTGCGGGCAATCAGGAGCGCAACTGATTCCGCCTCTGCCGCCGGCACGCCGAGGCGAGCAATGACCCAGTCGCGCAGTGGCGCCAGAGGCGGGAAGTGCGGCTTGGTGCCCAGCTCCACCGGCGCGGCATGCGCCAGGCTGCTGAACACTCTGCCGCGCAGCTCATCGCCTGCGGCAGTGCCCTGCAACTGACTGGTCACCGAACCACGCAGCGCGCTGGTGACGCCGGTGGGCGTGTTTTCCTTGACCTCGCGCTCGACCAACAGCAGCGCCTCCAGCAGCCCCTTGGAAAACTCCTCACGGGCAATCTGCGGCGCCGCACGAAACGCCTGCCCCAGCCGCTCCAGCTGCGCAGTGTCGAGCGATACGGCCGCAATTTCGGCCATCAGCGCAGCCTCGCCGGATGGGTCAGGCGGTCCTGGCCCAGGCTGTTCGGCAGATCGAGATTGACCACGGCGCCGGCTGCGACGTTGCGCTTCGGGTCGATGCCCAGCTCGTTGTAGTAGCGGGTGCGCAGCGCGTTGCCGCGCTTGGCGAACTCCGCCGCCTTGCTCTGGTGCTGCACGCTGTCGGCCTGGATGGTCGGGTCCGATGTGCCCGAGTAGAGAGCAGCGAGCTGGTCGCACAGCAGCGCGGCCGCCCAGCAGGCCACCGCCTCGCGGTTGGTGACAGGCACGGTATCGACAACGTCAGAAACGGTGTGACTCACCGTGTAGGTCAGCCGCGCATCGGCACCGAACGAGATAGCCTGCTGCATGGCTATCTTCTGCACGCCGCCCGGCAGGTTGTAGATGCCCCAGCAGCCCGGCTGGATGTAGGTCGGCGGAATCGCGCCGATGGGGTATTCGATGGCGCGCAGGCCGGAGACGCCGGCCTCCCATTGCTCGGGTAGCGCCAGATATTGGGTGCCGTCGCCGGTCGCGTCTTCCACCAGCTCGCGCGGACGGTCCTTGCCGTAACGCACCACGGCCAGGGCAATGGCCTGGTCGCGCTGCGGGGTGGATATCTTTCCCTCCTCATCGCGCACCAGGCTGTCGGTCAACGTTTGGAAATCACTCAGCATCACGGCACCGGAAATAGGTGGGGCGTCCCTGCCCCTTGGTTGTTATCCCTTCCGTTACGCCACCACGGACTTGTCGAAGGCGCGGTGGTCGGTCACGTTGCCGCCGTACACGTGGCGGATTTTGTAGGTGACCTGGTCGTTGCTGAACAGCGAACCGGCATTCGGCAGATCCTGAATGAACAGCTCCGGCTCCTCGTTGCCGTCCAGGAAACCGATCTCCAGGCCCGGAATGTCCAGCGGGTCGGCGGCGAGCGCCCAATCGTTGGCATCGGTCCAATACCAGACCGGCAACACCTCCAGCGACAGGCTATTGATGAACGACTTGTCGTTGTTGGTGTTGCGCGCGAACAGGTCGACGCCGGTCTGCTCCAGATCGTTCGGCACGATCAGGTATTTCGGGCCGATACCCAGGCGCTCGCCCGAGGTCAGCTCGGTCTGATTGAGCATCGCCAGGCGGCGAGCGGCGAGGCTGGTGGCGTCCAGGGCGGCGGCGCCCAGGTTGCCGTGGCCGACGGTGAACAGCGCGGTGCCGTCGTAGATGTTCGGGTTGGTGCGGATGAAGTCGAACACGAACTTGCCCAGGGTGCGCTTGGCAGCGCGCGACAGCTTGGTCGGGATCAGACGAATGGCGCCGACGTCGTCGTTCTTGATCGCCTCCAGGGATACGGTTTCCAGGCCGCCGCGCTTGGTCACCGCGTAACTCGCCTTCTCGTCATCCGGCGAAGTCACCGCCAGGTACGCCCCCTTTTCCGCCACCGCGGCGAGATCGCCATAGCCGCCGACGCGGGTGCGCTCCTGGGAGCGGAAGTCATTGACCGGCACCACGTTGACGATCTTGCGCCACATGTCATAGACGGACGGCGCGCGATAGTCGGCCAGCATGCGGCGGGTGATCGCCAGGCCCAGCACATCGCCGAACTGGGTGGTGTCGATGGCCTCGCGCAGCCGCGCCTGGTCACAGTCCTTGAGGTGGCCGGTGACGCGCTTGTCGCCGGTGATGTCGATGTAGCATTCCTTGAAGGAAGAAAGATTTCCCCCGAAGAAGTCATCCAGCATCTGGTTGACCTTGTCGCGGCGATCCTCGCCGCCGACAATGCCGCCGTCGCCGCCCACGCCGGCCACCTTGCCGGACTCGGTGAAACGCGCCAGATAGTCACGCTCGCCGGTGATGGCGGCGGAAACGTCCGCCTCGGTGAAACGGTCCATGCCGTCGAACTGCTTGCGCAGCTTCTGCTTGGCGACATCGGGCAGGGTGCTCTCGGCGATCAGCACACGCATCTCGGAGCGGGCCTCGATCATGCGCAGATCGTCGCGAGTCACACCGCCACCCCGACCGCCGGAGTTTTCGCCGGCCACCGCTTCGCGGTACGCCGTCTCCAGCTCGTCCTCGTTTTCGACATCGAGCCCGGCAGGCAGGCTCCCCTTGTTGGCCTTCTTGATGGCCTCGATCATGCGGTCGCGCAGTTTCATCTCTGCTTGTGCCTCCGGGTTGATTGCTTCAATGAGTTGGATCAGTTCGCCGCCGGCACCCGGTTCGATGATCAGATCGAGCGAATGCACCTTGGTGAACTTGACGGCCTCGCGCAGGCGGCCGTTTTTGCGGCTCTGCGCGTTGGCGTCGATGGAAAAGCCGAACAGGTCGGCCATGCCGCGGTTCCACGCCTCCAGCAGCTTGGTGTGGACCCCGGCCGACTCCAGCAGCTCCAGGGTGGCCTGGATCTCGCCTTTATCGCGCTTGGCTCCTTCGACGAAGCGAGGGGCACTGAGGCGGCCGATGAGGTTCCGGAAATCCTTGCCCTCGGTGTTGAGATGCTCGGCGTCCGACTTGACGAACACGCGTGCCCCCTCAAACAGGGACACGGCCTCGCGCAGCGCGGCGTCGGGGTAGTAGTTGTTGTTGCCCGAGGCGCCCGCCTTGATGACGCGCACCTGCCACTTCAGGCCCTGGGTGTCGGCGGTAGCCTCCAGGAACGCGCCCTGCGCTTCCTGCATCGGCGTTACGATGGATGCAACGGGCTTGAAATCGCGCGTCACCTCCACGGCGGCACCGAACTGCACCTGGTTGTCATCGGTGATGGTGTAGGGATAGGACAGCAGGCGTGCGTCACGGGACACGATGGCGCGGTCGGCGAACATGGCCTCGACGCTCACCCAGCAGTCTGCCCGTGTGCCGCACAGCTGCACCTGGAGGGCGCGGCGCACCAGCTCGACCAGGTCACGCAGTTCGCTGGTCGCCTCGCGGAACGCCTGCTCGCCGATGAGACCGCCTTGCGGGATGCGGGCCGGCATCGTTTACTTGCCGCCCTTGTCGCCGCGCAGCTTCTCGCCACGGGTGGTGACCACCACCACATGGGTGCCGTAGTCCGCGAAGGACAACACCTCGTTGGCCGCAATCGCCGCCAACTCGGTTACGGCCTGCTTGGTCTTCTCGTCGATGACCGGCTTGCCGTCATTGGTTTTCACCACGGTGCGCTTGACCAGCTTCGCCGCCTCGGCGGCGGTCATCTTCGGTGCGTCTTTGTCGTTCTTGATCGGGTCGGGCATGACATCCTCCGTCGTTGGGTAAACGCGGAGGACAAACCCTCCGCAGTGATTACGGAGGCCATGCTAGGTGAGGGTCGCGCGGGAGGCGTATTAACTCGGGTTACTAATTGAGTGCGGGCCTGATGCCGCCGGAGGCAACGCCGTGATGCAGCTGGGCGTCTTTGCCGGATACTCGGCCGGCGTGATAGTCGTCGTACTCGTGGCCGCGCAGGCGGCGGCCGTCGTTGCGATCAGTCGGCGCCAGGTCGCGGAGGCTAGGGTAATGCTTTGCCATGTAGGCGTCGAGAGCCAAGCGTGTCCTGGCCCTCATGAAGTCGCCGCGTAACATCCGAGTTGACCCGGCGACATTCGGACTCAGGACAAGCATGCGCTT